CCGTCCAGGAGATTGGACAACGCATTAGCTCTTTGCAGTTAGCATAGGGTTATCTGTTCACACAACCGTCCCCGACGCGATTCCGTGTCGGGGACATTTAATAGAGGATTTACATGCAGAAGATTATGGAATATACAGAGATGATTGATAAGGTGAAGGCTTTGGCTGCACAAAACAGAGCTGCCAAGACCGCAGAGGATAAGGCGGAGGTTCGCCGTCAGATGGATGCACTCAAGGAGTCAGACCCTAAAGCTTTTGCCTTGGCAGTTGGCTACATGGCTAAGACCACAGAGCAGAAGGTCAAGGAACTGACTATGGCTCAAATCATGGGTCTCGCTTAGCCTTGCTATTTAGGCTATCTTTATTTAACACATCGTCCCCGACACAGAGCCGTGCCGGGGACTTCTTTTTGTTAACATATATAGTCTCTATTTTAATTGCTTTAAGGTGGATAGCAACAATCTTAGATGGGGTGATTGCAGCCATATTAACAAAAGTCCATGAAGAATAGAGATTGCAATGAGAATATTTACCATAATATGGAGAAACCTTATGCGCTTCTCCAAGTTCATATATTCTTTTCTGTCCATACCTAATATATATTATTTCGTTTAACCGCTGCAAAAATAATGTTTTTCCAGCAATTCCACAAGTTTTCAAGGCTAAAATGTTAAATCTTACTTAATAATACGTTTTTTCGTAGTAAATATTTGGATAATACGAAAATTTGTAGTATCTTTGCATTGTCTTAAAGAAATAATGATATGAAGAAAATTTTAGTAAGCGACAAAGAGGAAGAGCTGATAGCAGCTATCAGAAATTACAAAAAATCTTTTCCTAGGGGCAACCCGCAGTTATTATGGTATGCTCAACAACTTTTCGATGAGATGATTGAGCCGCCTGAGTATTACACAAAGTATTAACAACAGACCCTCCCTTCGGGGAGGGCATTAAAAAATATAAGATTATGGAAATAGCAGTAGCAACAGTTAAACAGACCAAGGATAGCGAAGTTAAACAGCGCATCCAAGATATTCAGATGCTCGTGTCGTGGCGAGAGATAGCACATACATATTTCGGCAAGTCGGCATCATGGCTTTATCACAAGCTCGATGGCATCGATGGCAATGGTGGAGTGGGAGGCTTCACCGAAGATGAAAAGAACATGCTCCGTGGCGCACTCTGCGAGGTTTCAAACCGCATACGTGCAGCTGCAGACAGAATATAAAAATGAGGCTGGGGCTTATCATTCCCCATAAGACAAAAGTCGCCATAGCCTTGTGGCGCAGAACGACAGTTTTCATATAATTATGTAGGAAATTTAGTTAAGATCTCTGAGCCCTCCGTGCGTGATGCATCGGGGGCTTTTTTATTCCTCGCTCTTTCCATTTTCATTCCCCAATACCCCGATTTAATGCTCTAAAACATATTTCCTGCAGATACTTTGTCAAAGAGGTTGAATGTCTGAAATATTATTGCTATTTTTGCAATTGATATAAACAACAAACTTATGGAAAAAGGAAATATAAATTTTGTTGCCATTGACTTTGAGACAATGACACCCGAGCTGACTAGCGCATGCGCAGTTGGTATGGTACAAGTAGTAAATGGTGTAATCATGCAGAAGTTCTATAGCTTAATTAAGCCATATCCTGATGAGCGTACAGAGCGAAACACATTCGTGCATGGCATTACTGAAGAGATGGTGGAGAATGCACCTACTTGGGATATCGTTTTCCCAGTTCTGAGAAGCTTCGCTCAGAGTGGTTGCATAGTTTGCCATAATGAGGGTACTGAAGCTAATATACTTTCTAGACTAGCTGAAGTTTACAACCTTGACATGCCAGGATATCAGATTATTGATACCATGCGATTATTACCTGGTAATAATTCGTTGAAGAAGATGTGCGAGTTGATGGGAATAGAGATGCACGACCATCATGACGCATTAGCAGATGCAACTGCCTGTGCAGAGATTGTACTGAAAGGTGCAGGCATTGATGTCACACATCATCATTATGAGAAGCCTGACTATAAGGCTCACGAGAGTCTGACTGGAGAAGTCAAACAGCCATTAGCTGATGAAGATGTTGCTAACAAGGATAATCCGTTCTTCCACCAGAAGGTGGTTATCACTGGAGTATTTACGGCTTTTCCTAATAGAGGAAAGCTGGCTTTTAGACTTCGTGACTGCGGTGCTGACATCAATTCCTCTATCTCGGCTAAGACTAATATCGTAGTTAAAGGTGAGGGAGCTGGACCTTCCAAGATGGAAAAGATAAAAAAACTCAATGAAAAAGGAGCTAATATCAGAGTCATCGAGGAGAAAGAGATGGTGGAAATAGTAGAGAAATATGGTATATAAATAAAAAAATGAGCGAGGAATGAAAATTTCTCGCTTTTTTTTTGGCGGTTCCAATTATTCTTCGTACTTTTGCCATCGGTTATAAGATAGTAGTAATCTACTCAGCGATGGCGACTGTTTCGCCTAGGCTTCACGCCGTGGGCTTTTTTTATGCCTATAAAGTATCATTTTCCCGGCAGCGGGAAAAAGGTCTTTTCAATATGGCGGTTGCATGATCCGTAAGATACTTGCCCTTCGCTGGGAAAGCTACCATCTTATAACCAACGGTGAATGTGACCGCCACCATTGTATTTATACATCAAGGTCGGTCTATAATGGTTATAAGATGGCAATTATGCAGAATTCAATTTTAATTAGTGATGCGCAGGTGAGACCTGCAGGCATCAGCGTAGAGGAGGGTATCAATACCCTCAAGTGTGAAATCAAGAAGCTCGCCAAGACCAAGAGCGAGACCTTCTCCTGCCTTTGCGAGGAGACCGTGACCTATGGAGAGGTTGTGCTCACCATGGTTGGTTTCGCAGCTGTGATGGCTATTGTCATGATTGGTGGTTTCATTTTTGGAGGGGAGGTAGCATGATGAAGAAAAGTAGAAACCGCAGAAGACGCACAGCAAGGCTGACGAGCAGGGAAATCAAGAATTGCGAGTTCTTTGCTATTACAGGCAGAAGAATAAAAGCCTGTAAGGTTGAAGTCAAATTTAGGAGTGACAACAATGTTGTCGCATCAGTCGCATTCTTCGATGATGCACCACATAAGCAGACAATTATCCGATGGTATGATCATCGCTACTATACTCTGCAATATGGAGCTAATGAGGCTAAACCGCTCAATATGAATTTAGCCAAGTGGAAATCAATAATCAACGATTAGGTATGAAAAAAAATAAGAAGAAAGTCAAGAGAGACGTTCTCTTGCTATATTTCAGACGCCGTCGCATCCGCGATGCGCTCATGAAACGCTGGTGGGAGCTTGAAGCCAAGCGCAAGGAACTGTACAAACTGGTGGAGTATGCCAAGATTCAGTCAAGATACTGTGTTAATCTGGACTGTCATCGCATTGTCGGCAGATACCTCAGAGAACTGGAGCGAGAGGAAATCCGCGTCTGCAGACTTCAGACTAAATACGACCTTTGGGCTTCCCGTCTGAGCTACTGGGTTGACCTCTATGAGACGGCATTAAACCGACAGCACCCAGATGACGGTATTTAAGTTTAACCCTTTAAAAAATGAATATTATGCCAAGAAATAAAGATAATTTCAACAGCGAGCAGTTTGAGAAGGACCTGCTCGACGCTTATTTCCACTTCCGCAGCTGCCTCCCTGTGAAGGATGCAGCCACCGGTCTTGATTACAAGAAGAGTTTCAAGACCACCCAGGACATCGCCACGGAACTTGATGACATGGGCGGTGTCAGTATAGAAACCATCAACCAGTATCTGCAGGAGCATGGCTACTATGTAGCCACGCAGCCAGACGGAACCGTGGCATGGGCTATCTGGGAGAGAGTTGTCAAGCCAGACAGCCTGGTTTAAGTTAAAAACTCATATATTTTATTATACTACCATGTGTTATGAATAATTTTTCGTACCTTTGCAGCACGAAAAATTTTACAAAGTTTTGAAAAGCTTTGATACGGCTGACCGCTCGTGAGGGTAGTCAGCCGTATTTTTATTTTTATCCTCTCCATATTATCTTTGCATCAAAAAAGATAATATATGACCATCACATCACTTCCGTCGGGCAGTTGCTTCCTTGAGAACATCCCCGACATCGATATTCTCACGGCCAAGACCCGCCTGCTCGTCAACATCAAGATTGGTGATGATATCATCTACGATGAGTATCTCTATCCTGCCGATGGAGAGGTCAGAGTGATCGACCTTGCCGACATCTTCCGTCCTTATGCACGCCGGAGGCTGGCAATCACAGCCACCATCACCATCGCCGAGCAACAGGTTCCGAGCTCCGGAGATACCGACTCGGCAACAGTCACCGATACGCAGACAGCCAACCTGCAGGTCTACTATTCTACCGTAGACATCGTGGGCGTGGACTGCTCTACATTCCTCACAACCCACTTCCTCACCCTGCTCGAGGGACACAAGACCACCTACATGGGGCGACTTGAATATCTCCACTACATGGGCAAGGAAACGGCACAAGTCACCGCACACTATTCAGACAAAACCACAAAACTGTTTACCGCACCAGCCACCGGCGGCAACGACCTCTACACCACCATCGACGTCTCTCCGTCGCGATTCGAGACCGAGGGCACAGACCTTCTCTACTACGTGGTAGAGGCAGGCTCACGCTCCATGACCTTTATCATAGACAGCGAGGAGCGAGATGTGGCGCCTACTCTGCTCTTCACCAACAGTTTCGGCTGCCAGGAGCTCATCTACTGCACAGGCAAGCACGAAGTTGACCCGCAGTATACCCGCGATGCAGCCTACATGGGCGGCATCAGGGTTAACTACCGCATCACCGAGCAGCGCACCTTCAACGCCGATACTGGCTATCTGGGCACAGACATGGCAAACTGGGCAGATGATCTCTTCCGCTCAGACGAGGTCTATCTGGTCAACTTCATCGGCGGGGTAGCCAAGGTGGGCAAGCGTGTCACCCTCTCTGACTCCAAGTCCAAGCGCGACAACCTGCGCGACAGCGTGCCACGCTTCACCTTCAGCTACACCTACGCCCAGCGCCAGCACAACGTGCTTGACCTGCAGCGTGCCGGTCGTATCTTCGACAACACCTTTGACAACACCTTCAACTGATGAGACGCACGGCTTACCACCTCACAGAGGTGCTGCGCCTACTGGCCAAGGCAGAGCGAGACCGCTCTACCATTAACCTGAAGGCGTGGACATCAGACGGCGAGACCGTCGACTATACAGGATGGCTGGTCAGGGGCAGCAGCTGGCGTGGCGGTTTCCATCGTCTCGTCAACCCGGCAAATGCCGAGGTTCGCACCGTTCCGGACATCTACATTCACCAGTTCCTGGGCTTACCAGTATATTTATGACATGAAACAGAAAAAATATCAGCTTCAGCAAGTAGGAACCAGCGGTTCCTACAGTCGCTACGCTCTCGTGGCAGAGGGCGTGAGCAGGGTTACAGACTCCACCACCATCGAGCAGCAGTATGGAAAGGATACCAGTTTTCTGGGTTCCGGAGAGGTGGGCGATGCAACCACGGGCATCTTGGAGACTTCAGACGGCAAGCTCTTCGAGTATGTGAACTATGGCGATGACAACGACATGCCATACACCCTGCAGCAGTTGCTGCGCCGAAACATGGTGGCGCAGCGAGCTATGGCTTTCAACGTTCAATGCTGCTACGGCCAGGGCGTGCGCTTCATGGACCGGGAGACCAAGCAGGACACTACCGACAGCGAGATACGCGACTTCTGCCTGAAGAACTCCATCCACGAGGTCTTCATGCAGCAGGCAACAGACATGAAGTTCTTCTTCTGGTCGGTAGAGGTCATCATCCTGAGCCGTGACCACTCCAAGATAGTCAACATCCGCCACAAGGACGTTTCCTACTGCCGCCTGGAGACACCAAATGAGAAGGGACGCATAGAGCATGTATTCTTCGGCGACTTCCGCAACGTCATGTCGCCTGTCCACACCGAAGTCATCCCGCTGCTCGACCTCTACGACCCGCTGGGCGACCTCATGGCGCGCATGGGCAAGGCTCCGGACCCATACACAGGCATCATGGGCAAGGCACCCGAGATGGGCAAGGACTGTAAGTTTGCCATCATATCCCGCATCCCGACACCAGGACTGCAGTACTATCCGATACCATACTATGCCAGCATCTTCGACGATGCCTGGTACGACATCTACCGTCTCATCGGTATCGGCAAGCGCTACATGATCAAGAACACCTCCGCTCCTCGCATCCAGATAGAGGTGCACCGCGACTACTGGGAGGAACTCTGCAATAACGAGGACATCATCGACCCGGATAAGCGAAAGGAGCGCATCCTGCAGGAGAAGGACAACATCATCAACTTCGTCTGCGGACCTGAGAATGCCGGCAAGGCGCTCATCACGGGCTATTACTTCGACCCCAACGGCAAGGAGCAGCGCATGGTGCGCATCATCAACCTCTCTGAGGGCAGCAAGAAGGAGGGTGGCGACTGGGCAGACGACATGAGCGAGGCATCCAATGCTCTCTGCTTCTCGCTGGGCGTGCATCCCAATCTCATCGGAGCCACACCAGGCAAGAGCCAGATGAACAATTCCGGCTCAGACAAGCGAGAGCTCTTCATCCTCAAGCAGTCGCTCGAGAAGGCTTGCCACGACATCATGTGCAAGCCTTACCACGTCATCTCCCACTACAATGGCTATGCCGACCGAGGAGTGACCGTAGACGTGCCGATGATAGAACTCACGACACTAGACAAGAATAAGGACCAACAGACATCAATAGTTTCAAACAATAATGGCAAAAATGAAGATTCAAATCAGCAAGGATGACTTCGAGCAGAGCATCCTCGTAGCGACAAGCTCGCACTCTGAGGTGTTCGAGTCTGTGAGACCTCATTTCTATGAGGCATACAACAATATTCAGAAGCGCTTCCTCGGCTACGTTGGTGAGGAAGCGCTGGAGACAAATGAACGGCTATCGGCTGCAGTTGTCAAGGCAGTGTGCCTGACTGCATTCCTCGGCAACGTTCGCCATCTCGACCTGGTACTCACTCCGACAGGCTTCGGAGTAGTTGCCAACAACGAGGTCTCTCCTGCATCATCTGCGAGAGTAGAGGCGCTGATAGAGCAGTGTATGGTCGCTTGCTTGAAGGCGGAGGGCGAAATGATTACCTTGTTGTCTGCAACAGAAGGGTGGGGAAGCAGCCTGCAGGCTAAAATGAGCATACCGCTTCTGGTCTTCAGCATCGAGCAGTATGCCTTCCAGGTGAAGCAGGAGCTATCATCCAAGCAGTGGAAGGATAAACTGTCAGCACTCTACGAAGCTGATGGGGTGATGCGAAGGGTAATATCTGACGAGCAGATGGATGATCTGCTAGAGATGGAGCGGGGAGCCAAGGACAAGGATGACACCGCTGTAGAAATCATCTTCAAGGTGCGCAGATGCATGATCTTCCTGGCTGAGGGTTTGCTGACAGCCTATTCCAACGAGCGTGCGAGACTGCTCAGATACTTTGATGCAAATCTCGATAAATTCCCGTTATATGCGAATTCATCGGCATATAAGGCTAATCATTTCAAAGAATTTCAGAATGAAAAATCAAAACCTGCCTTCGTTTTTAATTCATAAAGATGGTACACAAGAGTTCAATTTCAAGGCGCCGTCATCGTGGACGGAACTTTCAGAGGATCAGTTGCGCTATGTCCTTAGCATCATGTCGACGTTCCAGGATCATACCGTTGTCAAATGCTACCTTCTCGCAAGGTTCTGCGGTCTTACCGTACATAAGTATACCCGAACCGGGTGGAAATGCAGCGTTAAATGCGGTGAAAGCGGTGAAAATGGCGATGCTAAGACTGGAAAAGTGCGCAAGAGAGTCCTATACATCAGCGCTGCTGAAATCCTTTCCCTGCTCAAAAACTTCGATTTCATCGACTCCTTTACGGACTTTCGGCCTCTACAGGTCGCAAGTGACGTTCAGCTGAAGGCAGTAAACAGCCTGCTTCACGAAATCAGCTTCTACGATTACCTCAATATCGAGAAGAACTACCAGCTTTTCATGCTCAAGCAGGAGGACAGATTCCTGCTGAAGATGGCGCAACTCATGTACAGAACAGCAGGCGGTTCTGCCAGTGAAACCGCTAAATTTGAACCTTACGAACTCCTCGGAGTCTTCATGTGGTTCTCGAGTGTCAAGGAGTATTTTGCCGCCAATTTCCCTCACTTCTTCAGACCAGCCAGAGAGGGCGGCGAGCTGCGGCGTGAGGACATCCTGCCAGCAATGCAGGCGCAGATCAGGGCACTTACCGATGGTGACGTGACCAAACTGCAGGCAGTCTATAATACAGACTGCTGGGCTGCCCTCACAGAGCTGGACAACAAGGCTCGGGAGGCAGAGGAGTTCAAGAAACGCAACAGGCAAAATAGTTAAATTTACACACATGACAGAGAAAATCTTCGATTCCATCGCCTATTTCAAGCAGCTGGCTGCCGAGTGCAGAACCTGCAGGGATTATAATTTTGTCGCAACAGAGTGCTCGGGACCTGATTCCATCCAGGGAGTCATGCAGCAGTTCCGCAAGGCATCCAACTTTGTCATGGTCTCAGATACCGTTGACAGCAACACCCATTCCATCGGAGAGGGCTTCTTTGACCGCAACGTCTATACCGTTTGGATCCTGGCAGGGTACCGACGCGATGACATGGCAGACCGAGAAGCGAAAATGAATATCTGCAGATATATCTTCCGACAGTTCCTCAGTCGCATGCTATACGACAAGAGCCGTGAGGCATACGACGGACAGATGGAGTTCCTGGACCTCACGCAGGTCTATTCGAGCGAACTGGGCAGATGGTCCATGAATGGCGTCACAGGACTCTACTTCATGGTCACATCAGACGAACCTATCGACATTCAGTATGACGAGAGCCTATGGCAGACGCAGCAGTAGACGACCTCCTCAGATATGAGCGAGGATGGACTAATGCCATGGGCGACTACTGGCGAGAGCGCATGGAGCGGCTTCGTACCATCGATACAGGCCGCCTATACGCTTCCATTAAGGCGCACCTGGAGCAGGGGTCTGTGACAACAATTGAGCACAACTTCCTGCAGTATGGTATCTATGTAGCTGCAGGAGTAGGACCGGCACATGAGTGGTACAAGTGGACCGAGGCACAGGGTGGCGAGAAAATCCACCGCATCAACAACGGCGACCTCAACTTCCTGGACGATGAATACCGTCGTGACAACAATCTCGAGAAACCGAAGAAGGTGGGCCCTGCCTGGGGCGGTCGTGTCGCCGGTGGCGAACCTAAAGGCAGACGTGACTGGTTCTCGCAGAAGTACTACTCATCTGTCATGAAGCTCAACGAGCATGAGGCTACCTTCTACGGCGACCGGTACAATGGTCTGATGGCATCTGCCCTCACAGAGATCTTCAAGGGCATCGGTGCAGCACGCTACCTCTAGGGAGCGTATTTTTACCGATTCCATCGGCATATTATCTTTGCAAACAAAAAAAGTAAAATGGCAGATAAACTAGACAAGAGTGCACTTCAGTCCCTCTTCGAGGGCATCAGAGACGAGCGGCGCCTGCAGGCCAACACGGCCAACCGCATCGGCAACGCCTTCCTCTCGCTGCTGCATTTCTGTGCCGACGAGACCTCCGATGCCTTCCTCAGCCGCAAGCATGACGATGCAGCCGAGGGCATGATTACCTTCCTGCGTGGGCTCATCTCCGAGCAGATGGCGCAGCTCAAGGCGGGTGCACAGTTCGGTGACTTCGTCTCCGGGCTGTACAACGGCAAGGGCGCGCAGGTCGATGCCAATGGCAATGCAGAGGTTGAGAGCATCACCGTCCGCACATACATGCGGGTCATGGAACTGATTGTCAACCGCCTGTCTGCGCAGGAGGGTGACACTTTCTTTACCGAAAGCGACACCATCGAGAGCGTTGACAGTCTGGGCGATGATTGCTATGGCTTACACCTCCGCTCCAAGTATAGTGGATACTTCACGGCTCAGCATGTGGGCAACGTCATCAAGGGCGTTGTCAATAACATCGCCTCGGCAGCCAATTCTGGCACCTCGGCTGATTACTACACTTCGTGGATGAGAGTCAACAGCGTCAACGCGGTTAAGAATTACATCGAGGTCACCCTCTATCCTGATGCCGAAGTTCCGGCAGGAAAGAACTTTCCGCCATGTGAGCTCATGAATATCGCCCGTTATGGCAACCAGACCGATGAGTCGCTGCAGAGCTGTTTCTACATCTCCAGTTCCGAGGGGCGCATCGTCAAGCTGACGGGCGTCACAAAGCCGATACTTGAAAATTACAACTACGGCATGGCCTTCGGCGACATGCCTGAATTCGTCAAGTCGCTTAACCTTCCTATCGTCAAGGGCAGGGATTATCTCTATGCAGCCGGCATCATCACCCAGGATATCATACAGATTGACTATCAAGGCAAACCGGTTGTCGATTATGTAGACCGAGGACCATGGTCAGAGGCGGCAGAATATTTCTGCTCAGCTCTCAATCCAGAAACTGGCAAATACGAGACTTCCGATGTCTGGTATACTGGGTGCAAATGGAGATGTCAGAAGACTGGTACCCATACCGCACCAAGGTGGAACAATACCGATTGGGCGATGATAGAGGGCAATCCAGCATTCACCATCGATTTCCTCGAAGACGAGACGCTCTATGATTTCGACAACTTCCGAGCTCCGCTGTCTATCGTTGCTACGCTCTACGGCCAGGATATCACCTCAGATATTCTCGACAGCGACGTAGCCTGGACCAGATATACAGAGAACAGGGCTGGTGAGCAGAGAGTCACAAGTGACAACATCTGGTCACTCGAGGTCGGTTCCAAGGCAGGCAAGGCTATTGTACTGACCCAGTCTGACCTCTCCATCGGCAGCGAGGGAGTTCCGGCTAAGATTAGATTCACGGCAACAGTTACACTTCGTGATGGTCTGGGCAATGAGGTTGCCCAAGATTCCATCACACTGGAATGTGTTTAATAACATATAAGATGAAATACAAAAGATTAGACTTCAAATACACGCCTCTGCAGGTGAACACATCCAAGACAATATCAGGCAGCGTTCCGCTCGAACAGACTTATGACGCCAACCAGAATGAGTATGCTCCTAATTACGAGTTGACACCATGCGCCTTGCAACCGGTCGTTGGTATAATCGACAGAGATAACATACTCGAGAGTGGTCGTGTCAATAGTGAACTGACAGATATCGCCTGGTACAGAGTCGAGAATGGTGTGGAGGGTAATGCGCTGGTTTCGACACCCAGGAAGCATGTCATCACCTCGACCGGCAATGATGCCGGCAAACTGCTCTGGTATGTCAACGCAGCGCCGCAGAAACCGATTCTGCTCAGATTCAAGGCGAAGTACCTGGACAGCCGAACAAATAAGGTTCACAGAATTATGATGGACTATTCCATCAACTGCAAGAATGCGACCCTCTACAAGCCGACGCTGCTGCTTTCGAGTGGTGACCGATACTATAATCCGCTTCGTGATACAGACAAGCAGGTCATCAATGCATCTCTGCGCCTCGGATCAGAGGAGTGCGCTAAGGAGAAGAGGCTGTTCGTCTGGGAGATTCTCCGTGATAGAGGTCAGTTCTCTGCCATTACAGCAGATGACCTCGAAATCAAAGTTTCTGCAGATGGCACATCGGTTATTCTAGACCGCTCGCTCATGGGCAAGCGCATCTGCATCAGATGCAGGGCTAAATTCTCGGCTGATGGCAATCCGGCAAGCGTAGATCTGAGTGATGCTACACCGAACAGAATTGTCAATATCGTCCGCAGGATACCATTCTACGATTACGATATCCTCGACACGGTCGACGAAGTCCTGCCCGACACGAAGGTAGTAAACCCAGCGGCAACCATCTCTGACAATGTCGGAGAAATTGCGAACCCGACAAGAGAACTGCAGGTCCTCTGGTGGATGGCACCGAATAACTCGATACACTTTGAGAACGCTGTCCTTGTCGGACATGGCATGTCTCCGAGAGTACCTACAGATCTGCTGGATCCGAACAGGGGAGCTATCCTTGCTTTGGAAGTTAAAGACCTCGATCCTTTAGCTCTGGCTATGGATGCCGACGGCAAGGTCTTCGTGGACGCAGATGGCAATCCGTTCATTTTTCACTAATCATCATTTATAATATAATATATGGAAAGATACATCAAGGCAAATCGCAAGGTCGTGGAGTTGCTTCAGCTGACCGAGGACAGAACTGAGCTGCAGGATGGCAATTTCATTCTCTGGTGTCAGGATATCCTACAGCTTGGGGAACCTATCGAGTTCGAGGAGACGCTGTCCAGAATAGGCGCTATCGCTATGGATGGCAAGACCGCCTGCATGGAGCAGGAAGGCAAAGTGTGCAACAAGCTGCCTGTAGCTACAGACAGCAGATTCATCATGACAGAGCAGAGAGAGGAGGCAGAAAATGAGTAGCGCAAGTAAGTCGACAACCATCAACTTCATACCAAAGATGGGTACATTTACTCCGTCAATCCAGTCGCCTGACGGAGATATCTACCAGGAGTACCAGAGAAATGGGGATGTCGTGACTGTCTATCCGGATTTCTCGCAGACGCAGCCGAAGCTGTACTTCGTTGTCATCTCATCGAGAACAGCAGAAGGCATCAGTACACCTACCTCCATGAAGTACTTCTTCAATGATACGGAGATTCCTTTCAATTCTGCAGGCAAGTCTACAGGACTGTTTGACGGTCTCTTTGAAGTTATCAGACCAAGTGCTTCGCAATTATATTGGGGACTGAAAATCTGCAACAACCTGGTTAAGGTTTCCAATTATAGCGGCATTACAATCAGGATGGTCGGTACCATCACAGAGCGTTCTGGGCAGCAGGAGGCTACAGATGATATTCAGGCTAGCTACGATATTTCCGTTGGCCCTTACACAGGAGTCGCCTATCGTGTGACAATAAAGGCTCCGGCTAATGATACGCACAACTTCGTTCTGGGTAGCAAGGATGACAGCTGCCAGCTCGAAGCCAAAGTTACGCAGGGCAACGAAACTCTGACAGCAGGACTATATTACAAGTGGTATAAAGCAGTCAATAGCATCACAGGTTGGGAGCAGATTGCAGGAGCCAGTGCCAAGATCCTCACCGTCAAGGCATCAGATGTTGATTGCACGAGGGAGTTCATGGTGGAAGTGTACAACGACAAGGCCATGGGCAAGGATAATATGCTGGGTTTCGACTTCCAGACTGTCATCGATGCGTCAGATCCATACGATATTGAGCCCAACCCGACACCGGCTGATGAGTCTATCAGCGAGGACGAGTCAGGCAATGGTACTGTGACCTATACTCCGAGACTGATTGTCAGGGGAAAGTCTGAGGCTATCGGTAGCAAGTTCTATTTCACGCTGAAGTCAGGTTCTGGTGTTGTCCTCAATACTGAGGCGGCACGCAAGCCTACTGTCCAGCTGAGTTCATTTTCTGTGACCAGGGCAGACTGCGAGCATGCCGGTTACAGCAGCGTGGCATTAACGATTCAATCAGTCAAGTAGTCTATGACAGTAATTACAAGAACTATTAATTTTATTCGCAAGGCTGTCAAGGGTGAGAAGGGCAGCGTCCTTCGAGGTCCGCAGCTGTGGAATACCTGCAGTAATGGTTACACATTCGAAGCGGGTGGAGAAGGTGAAGAGTGGAAGGATGTTGTCTTATATAATGGCAATAGCTATTCCTGCATCAAGACGCACGTCAAGACTGCAGATAATTATCCGGGATCTGCAGCTGATCTGAATAACCATTATTGGCGACTGGGTCAGTCTATCGAACTCATCATAGCCCACATCATCCTCGCCCAGTACCAGATGGTAGAGAACCTGGGTGTCCGAACCATCGAGATGAAAGATAAGGACGGCAATGTAGTCTTCAGAGCTAAGGACGGCGATCTCGTTTGCAAGGGAGGAATATTCCAGAATGTCAGGGTCTCTGGAGATGTCTCTGTCGGAAGACTGAGATACAACGTGAATACTGTAACTGATGGTACTAGTGTCATAAATGGCTCTTTCATCCGGGGTGGCGGAACCTATGTCCTACCACACCTGAAAGATGAAGAATTCATGCGCATCGTTGTCTTCAATCCTATCATAACTCGCAGTTCACCGCCAGCGGAACTTAAAGGCGAGGAGAAAATGGACGTATTCATGGAGGCAGGCAGCAGTTTCTCAACGAATAGAGAGACTACCATAAGTGTTGAAGGGTGGTGTGAGCTAATCGGCACGAACCATCTTGGTCATACAATATGGGTATATAATAATGTAGAAAATAATCAAAATTAGAATAGCTGGAAATGGAAGGTAAAAAATTCAATTCCGTGACGAAAGTCACAACCGTCAACAGCAACCAGAGCGTGCTGCTGACAGACCAAAATGGCAATGTCACTAGCATCGGTATGGATGCGCTCAAGGCTGACCTTGCTATTGGTCAGCATGCCTGGTGTGGAAGAGTGTGGGACACTAACAACGCAACGCCTAAGGCTGCATCATACGTTGGCTCACTTGAGTTGCTGAGGGAGTTGCCGTACATCCTCGGACTGGGCGCATACCTGGTCAAGAATGACCACAGTCGTCGGAAGCTCGACAGCAAGGATCACTACAAGTATGCTACAGGGGAACCAGCGAAGCTGGATGGCTCTGAAGGTCACTATCAGTGGGGATGGGGACGTAATTTTTACGTGGTAATCAAGGATGTTGGGGGATTGCACTATGAGCAGATTGGCATCAAGCCAATTCCTGGTGAGTTTAATTACGAGATTCCTATCGGCAGTCTCTCTGCTGCAGGATTCGCCACTATAGAGCGAAGCACAGGCAGACTTGTGAGCTATATCAATAATGGAGCTGACTATCGAGGTGGAGACAACAATTCGTCTTATGATGGCACAAATAAAACGCTTCTGGGTAGACCAGCAACTAATCTGACTACTGAGCAGTTCAGAGCTGCAGCACGCAAGAATGGCAAGGGCTGGCTCTGCACAACCATGCGACATACATCCATTGTAGCAATTCTTTTCGGCGTCATCTTCGGTACACATTACGATCAGGATGCCGTCAATGCCAACAAGGATGCAAATGGTCTCTACCAGGGAGGTCTAGGTGCAGGCTTGACGCAGATGCCAGACTGGGGTGGCTACAACGGCTGGAGACCTGTCGCACCTATGAGTGCAGGCATTGAACTTGGTGATTCATGTGGAGAAGCGACCTATGCTGTTAAGAATGATGCAGGGACAACGGTCTATAATGCCAAGATTCCATGTTTCTTCGGCTTAAAGAACGGCTTCGGCAATCTCTGGCGAATGCCGGATGATGAGTTCTGTCAGGTCAACAGTGACAAGACCATGACACACCTCGTGGCTCCGTCAATATACGGTTCATGGACCATCGGCAACCCTTCCGGCATGAGGGCGTTGAGCAAGTCATCAGGTGGTGGTGAAGGATATATCAAGACCTTGTCGATGGAACATCTCGAGAACTTCTGTACGCAGATTGGTGCTACAGAGTCAACCTATTCGACTTGCTATTTCTGGAATACGTCAGGAGCAACTTCCGGTTTTCGCCTGTGTCTTCGTGGTGGCAGCGCTAACTATGGTGGTCAATGCGGTCTTTCGACGCTCTGCGTGGACAGTGCTGTCTCGGTTTACTATGTGAGCTACGGTGCGGCCCTCTGCGAAGCAGCATCCGAGTGGTCAATTGAACCAGTGTATTACGAGGCGGCCTAGAGTGGACAGAGGTGTGCTGATGTGAGCTGGAGTGTGCAGGATTGGCCAAGGTTTCCCAGCGGAACCAAGGGCAATCCTGAGCACCCTGCGAGCGTAGCGAGCAAACCTTACCGCCCTTGGGCGGTCGATTTTTTTTGAAATTTCGCTCTTTGACATTCTTCCATTCCGATTTTTTTCAGTACCTTTGCAGGCGGTATTCAAACCAGGCTGTGATTCCTGCGTCGGTTTTCGCCTGTGTCTTCGTGGTGGCAACGCTAACAATGGTGGTCAATGCGGTCTTTCGACGCTCAACGTGAACAATGCTGTCTCGGATTACAATGTGAACTACGGTGCGGCCCTCAACTTAACAAGATACTGCAGGTTAGTTTGCTTAGCTGCAGTGATTTCGGGAGTCAGGCCTTGCCTCATGGCAAAACATACACATTAGCAGAATAGCTAGTAGATGATGACAATGGGTCATCCGGTCGAAAGTTAGGACATCATAAAAGCAGACAACAGACACAGACACCGACATTTATCAGACACCGACCTTTTTTTTATATACATAAAATTTTAAAGCAAGTGAAGAGGTTAGGTAACATTTCACAGGCGGTTGAGACTTTGCAAAATTTTCGTGAAGCATTTTTTGATTTTTCCCGGCACAAGAAGTCCCGTCTCTCAGTTCAAGCGTTTGAGGCAGAGTTTGAAACAAATCTTCAAACCCTGCTAAATGCATATGTTCATCAGACATGGCATACATCAGACTATGAGGCCAAGCCGGTTGAAAAACCAAAGCATCGCATAGTCAATAAGTTGCCTGTTGGCGATCATGTCATTCAGCATGCAGCCATGCACACCAGTGAAGATAAGTTGAGAGCCAAGATTCCTTTCAACAGTCCAGCTGGTACCAAGGGTCGTGGTACGCATTTCTTCTACAAGATTATCAAGCAGGATATCTATACCTCGCCACAGCAAGAGACATTCTATTGCTTGCCCATGGATATACATCATTATTTTCAAAATGTTGAGCATAATCTGCTCAAGAGAGAGTACAGGTTGTATATCAAGGACCGCAAGCTACTTGCTTTCATCGACGAGGTCGTTGACAGTTATGCCAATGGCATTGTGCTGGGCGTCAAGCTTACACAACTTTTGGGGCAACTGTTTCTGGCGAGGTTTGACTATCTCGCCATGCGGTGTTTCGACATACTCCAAGACCCCGAAAAACACGGTTATTGGCAGGCTCGGTACGTCACAGACATGCTCCTCACATGCCGCTCGGAGCAGCAAGCTATCGTTTTAAATGTGGGGGGGTAAAATCCCTCAATGAGCGCTTCGACCGATTTTGCCGGGAAGGGCTCAAACATTATTATAGATTCATGGACAATATCTTCATCATGCATGAAGATAAGGTTTTCTTACGCCTCATGGCGGAGCTTGCAGTCATGCACTTGGCAAGAGACTGGAAGCTGAGCATCAATAAAAGTTGGAATATTCATCGTACATGTGACGGCATAGACTTCTGTGGTCAGAAGATCTTTGCCGACCATGCCCTTTTACGCAAGCGCACCAAGCAGGCTCTCTGTGCCCAGGTGGCAAGATTGCGCAAACGTGGTCTTAGCGATGAACAGATCCGGCGCAAGGCAGCATCGAGGCTTGGCCTAGCCAAACACGCAGATACAAAAAACTTATTAAATAAAATCGGTATGAAAAAGTATGGTCAGATTGTGAAGGCTCGCAAGGGAGAGGTTCCCTTCGAGGGCATGAGTTTGGCGCAGAAGAAGCATCCAGGCGATATCCTGTGCCACAACATTGAGGACTATGACAAGTTCCTCATCCTCATAGAGGATTACAAGATTGATAAGTCGAGAGTCGACTTCAAGATGGAGCAGGTTGAAGAAGTTGACGACCAGGGCGTCAAACACATAGTCACCAAGAAGGTGCCAAAGGACCGCCTCGCAATTCGCTTCCGTTTCATCGATCATGTCCGGAAGACAGGACAATTCGATGAGCATGGAGAAGAGATTGAGGAGCCGGTGTGGCAACCAGAGTCGTGGTGGCTCTTTACTGGCTCAGATATCTTGGTAGATCAGGCACGCAAGGAGTGGGAACTGCTGGACAAGGGCTTCTACACCGTTGCCGCCGAACTCACCAATAAATTTGGCAAGAAATTCTATAAGTTTATCTAGATGCATAAGAAATTTTATCTTTGCCGCATGTCATACTTGAGATATGACAGCAAGCATTTTCTCCTGTTCCTGAGCGAGCAGAGAGTTGAAAACTATCACCCAGACGCCAACATGTCGGAGTCTGATGATGATAGTAAGACAGTGACAGCCTACTGCTACGAGGGCACAGAGATTGACGGCTCCACTAAAATTGAGGCAGAGTCGGCAAGCTATCGCCAGTTCGTGAATGGTCTTGTTCGTACTAAGTACAGTCAGGGCGATGTCGAAGCCATCCTATGCAACCATGGAGATGGCAATAAGGAGCATGAGACAGAGTACCAGGTATTCCAGGAATGGCGAGAGCAGGCTAAGCAGATGGCCAAAGAATTACTCGACAGAGATATCTCATAGTTAACAGATACGGCAGGAGGAAAATCGTTCTTCCTGCCGTATTTTTATATTTCTTATATTATCTGTACCTTTGTGCCAGATTTAATCAGGTACAGATATGCAGAGAAATACCAAGGATTGGATACACTACAGCTCGGCTGGCATCGTACTGCTTGCTGGCATTGTGCTCGTGTACATCAGCTTTTTTATGTCCCACGACGTCACATCTAACGTCTTGTGGTACTTTGGGCAGAGTCTGGTTTACGTGGCAACCGTCTTTGGTTTCGCACTGACTTTTGACACCAGAGTTAAAGACATTATCAATAAATATTTCAATAACAAAAATGGCACGCAAGATTAAGAAAATTTTCGTTCATTGTACAGCAAGCCGACAGTCATGGTCTGTCGATGCCTTGCTCAAGGAGTTTAGAAACAAAGGCTGGCATTATCCAGGCTACCACTGGGTCGTAACCGCTGATGGCAAGTACACGCAGCTCATGACAGAAGACCTGCCGTCCAACGGAGTTAAAGGTCACAATTACGATTCCGTCAACGTGGCATACATGGGTGGAATATCCCGCACTGGCAAGGCTATCGACAACCGAACAGATGAGCAGAAGGCTGGACTTCGCCAACTCTTGAAGGAGTTGCGTCAACGCTACCCTGATGCCAAGATCATGGGACATCGTGACATCTCGCCTGACAAGAACCACAATGGAGTGGTCGATCCATGGGAGCGCATCAAGGAGTGCCCATGTTTCGACGCTATTTCTGAGTATGCTGACATCTAAAAAACTAGGATTATGCAGAAACATCTCAAGTCAATCATCATGGCCATATCGGTGATATTGGTCATCATCGCCTGCTTCTGGATTTTTGACCATCGCCAGCAGCGAGCGGAGCAGGAACTGAGAGAACAGCTCAATGGGCTGAAACTTCAGTATGCTCCAGCCGAGCGAGACACCATCCGAGACTCGCTCACGGTCATCACGCAGCAGGTGCTGCAGATGCCGGCAGAGGAGTACAAAATTCAGGCCTACGACCGCCAACTGCTCCATGACCTGGACATTCGTCTTGGCCAGGTCTTGGCAGACCAGCGCACGAGTCTGAGTACTGCTGATACGGTCAAGACTGACCGCAGCGACTCGGTCTATACCTACAGCGACCGATGGCTCAGTTTCCGTCTCAATACGACGGACTCCATCTTGACATACAAGGCGAGAGACAGCCTCCAGACCATCGTCTACAGGCAGTACAAGCACAGATTCCTCTGGTGGCGGTGGGGCACCAAAGGCTATGATGTCAAGGTCATCAACTTCAATCCCCATTCCAACATATTATATAACAGCTATATACAAGTCACCCGATAATGGCAAGACAAGAGGTATATACAACAGTCATCAAGCTCAACTCTGAGGAGGCGAAGAACCGACTCAAAGAGTTAGAGGACAGAGTCGCTCGTCTGAAGAAGGCAAAACAGGATGCCTTCTCGGCGGGCGATTCCCGTTTAGGGGCTTCCCTCGCCAAGGATTTGAAGGCCGCAGAGCGAGAGATGAAGCAATTCAAGAACTCGACAATGAGCGTCAAGGAGACACTCGACAACCTGTCTAGTGCAAGCCTCGGACAGCTGGAGAAGGCTGCTAGACATCTGAAGGGGCAGATGAAGGCAGCGTCAGATCCTTCAGACTTCGCCAAGCTGGATGCACAACTCTCAAAGGTCAAGGAGCAGATGCTTGCCCTGAAGGGCGCAACACGCAAGGCTGATGAGGAAGCGAGACGCATGACCGCAACGGTGTCTAACCTAAAGCATGCGTCACTCAATGACCTCAACTTCACAGCTTCCAAGCTACGTAGTCAAATGGCTGACTACGACCCGACATCTACCATGTACGCCTCTCGAGCTTCGCAGCTGAAGCTGGTAGAGGCAGAACTGGAGCGCATCCGCCTGAGTGAGCAGAAGGTGGTCACCCTCATGCAGCAGTATGACAAGGAGATTGACAGCACCAACGTGGACATCAAGGAGACCAAGAGACAGATGCAGCTCGTCAACAACACCATGGCCAACCTCAAGACCTCATCCATCCGTGACCTCGAATACTCCATCAAGGCGCTCAATCAGCAGATGCAGGGCATGCAGCGTGGTACCGAGCAGTTCAAACAGATGGAGAGACAAGCCAAGCAGCTAAAGGCAGAACTGCAGGCAGTTAGAGCCGAGGGCGTTGCCCAGGAGTCCTGGATCAAACGTTCGGCAGACTGGTTCAACCGTATGCAGGGACTAGCTCTCGGTGCAGTCGCTGCCATCTCCGGCATCACCTTCACAGTCAAGAAGTGTGTGGAGGAGTATGCCAAGATGGATGATGAAATGACCAACGTCCGCAAATATACCGGTCAGGCAGCCGAGGAGGTTGAGCGCATGAACGAAGACTTCAAGAAGATGGATACCCGCACACCTCGCCAGAAGCTCAACCAACTGGCCGAAGATGCCGGAAGACTCGGCATCACCTCGACTGCTGCAGTTGAGGAATTCGTCGATGGAGCCGATAAAATCAATGTCGCCCTCGGTGATGATCTCGGCGATAAAGCCGTCTCCCAAATCGGTAAACTCGCCCAGATGTTCGGCGAAGACAAAACCAAGGGTCTGCGAGGTGCCATGTTGGCGACTGGTTCTGCAGTCAATGAGCTGGCTCAGAATTCCTCTGCCTCTGCCGGTTATCTGGTTGACTTCACTGCCCGTGTGGCAGGTGTTGGCAAGCAGGCAGGCTTTACACAGGCTCAGATCATGGGTCTCGCTTCTGTCCTTGACCAGAACATGCAGCAAGATGAAACGGCAGCAACAGCTGTGCAGAACCTTCTGGCAAAAATGTTCCAGGACTCCGCAAAGTTTGCTCAGATTGCAGGTCTAAATGTAAAGGAATTCGCAAAGACGTTAAAGGAGGACGCCAATGGCGCACTCCTCCAATTCCTGGCAGCCATGCGAGCCAAGGGTGGATTCGCAGACCTCGCACCTATGTTCGAGGAAATGAAGATGGATGGTTCCAGAGCGACAGGTGTCCTCACCGTCCTCGCAGACAAGCTCGATGACATCAAGACTGCCCAGGACCTGGCAAGCGAAGCATATTCCGAAGGCACATCCGTCCTCAATGAGTTCGAGACACAGAACGAGAATGTACAGGCTCAACTTGACAAGGCGAGCAAGAAGTTCCTGGACCTCTCCATCGAACTGGGCCAGAAACTCTATCCTGCAGCACGATATTGCATATCTGCAGCAAGTCTCGGAGTTCGGGCACTCTCCACACTCGTTGATTTCGTCAAAGATTATTGGCGCATATTAATTGTGCTGACAGCTGCCATCGTCACCTATACTGCAGTTTCTAAGGCCAAGTTGATAGCAGAAAAGGCGCAGATGGCATGGCTCAACATCATGATTCTGCGCGAAAAGGCGCATCTCGTCCTTGTGGGTCTTAAGACATCTGCTCTCAAGACCATGGAAATCGTTCAGATGGCGTTGACACGAGAGATAAAACTGACCACAGCTGCGCAAATGTTGTGGAACAAGGTGTTGTTGGACAACCCGATCACTGCCGTGATTGCTGTCGTTGCCGGTCTGACAGCCGCAATCGTCACACTCTCTAAAGAGACGAGCACAGCTGAGCAGGCTCAGCGTGACAACAATGATGCCGTGACCGATGCCAACAAGCAGGCAGCAGAAGAGGAGGCATCCATCATGCGCCTCGTTTCTGCCATCCAGTCCAACACCACAGCTGAGTCAGACCGCAAGGCAGCACTGGAGGACCTCAACGGCAAGCTGATGCGTGAGCATCTGGGCAACATTACTGAAGAGGCAGTTCGTACAGGTCAGGCAACAAGGCAGATCCAGTCCTACATCGACATGATGAAAAAGAAGATCGTCATCGATGGCTTGCAGAAGAAACTGGCTGAGTCTATAGCTAAGCAGGCTGAAAATGAAGACTTGCTTAGCGAAGCAGACAACGACAAGCGAGGTTTTTGGGCAAAAGTTTGGGGACGTATTAATCCATTTGCAGGTAGAAAAACAAAGATGCTAAACTTAGCATCTGATAACAGAGAAGCGTTCAGGGAGACTGTAAACCACGAAATTGAGAGAGAGAGGCAATATCAGCAGAAGCTCATCGATAAGATTAAACAGCTGGAGTCCCAGCACTTTGAAATCAATGATCCAGAGCCATGGCGAAACAATGGCTACAATGGCAAGGGCAATGATGGTACCATCATTAAGCCGCATAGAACAACCGGTACTCATCAAGTTTCTGAGAAAGAGCGCAAGGCTCGTGTCAAGGCAGAGAAGGCAGCTGCAGCAGAAGCACGCAAGCGTGAGGCAGAAGCCAAACGCAAGCAGAAGCAGGCAGCCGATAGCATCAAGGCTGAGACCAACGAGTTGATGGCTAACAACGCCAAAGCATATGCAGAAGGCAAGAAAACCTATCAGCAGTTCATCGACGACAGACAGAGCATCCAGATTAAGGGTTTTGCCAAGCTGAAGCAGCTATATGGTGAGAAGAGCAACGAGTACAAGCAGTTGCTTGACAACCAGGTCAACGTTGTCAAGCAGCATGATGCTGCCATTCAGAAGATGAATGAGCAGACCATTGAGCGTGAACGCCTCCAGAAGGAGGCTAGCATCAAAGCTCAGTACAATGATGCCAGTTCAGCTATCTATCAGAATGATACCGCTCTTAATGAAGCCCTATATAAGAATGATGTTGATGCCATGAAAAAACGTCTTGCACTCTTCAAAGACAGAGAGGGCAGCGAGGAGTGGCTGGATCTGAAGGCTGAGATGGAACAGGCTGAGCTCGACCACCAACTGCAGATGCAGGAGTCATACCAGAACCAGCTGAAGGAGTTGCGTCAGCAGTTCGGTAAGCAAGACTTGCAAGCACAGAAGACCATGTACCTCAATGGCCTTGACAATCTCTACAAGCAGGGATTAATCAAGGAGGAGGAATATCAGCAGATGAAGTTGGAGATAACCAAGCAGTTTGCTGCCCAGAGAGCGCAAATTGATGCTGATGATCATGGTGCTGGTAGCGCTCAGCTGAAGATTAATGATAAGTCCTCAGAGATGGTCAACAGCGCCAGGGCTGCAGCAGGGGAGTCCCAGTCGACCGGCAATGCAACTCTGGGTGGATACTTCTCCTCACAAGTTGAGAACTATCAAAACACCATGGAGAAACTGAAGGAGTTGTATGGCAACGACAAGCAGAACCATGCTGCATACATGCAGGCAAAGGCGCAAGTCACCTCAGATTTCCTCAATAACCTGGTTGAAAAGACTGCTGTTGTTTATAATGGTATCAACGGTATTCTATCTGCGTCATCGTCATATGCTCAGGCATGCTCTGACCTCGAGCAGGCGAAGATCAGCAAGAACTACGAGAAGCAGATTGCTGCAGCTGGCAACAACTCGAAGAAAAAGAAAAAGTTGGAGGAGAAGCGAGACAAAGAACTTGCCGCTGCGAAGTCTAAGGCTAACAAAAAAGCCATGAAGATAGAAATTGCGCAGGCGATAGCATCTACAGCAATGTCTGCTATCAATGCCTATGCATCTGCTGCAGTTATACCAACAATAGGTTGGACATTAGCTCCTATAGCAGCAGGTATGGCCACAGCTGCAGGTATGATACAGCTTGCGGCTATCAAGAAGCAGCACCAGGCAGAGGCAGCAGGTTACTACGAAGGTGGTTACACCGGAGGCAACCGCTACCGAAAGGAGGCTGGAGTTGTGCATGAAGGCGAGTTTGTGGCTAATCACAATGCCGTCAACAACTCATCCATCCGTCCAGCTCTTGACCTCATCGATAGGGCACAGCGCTCTAATACTGTTGGCTCGCTGACCGCTGATGATATCACACGTTCTCTCGGACAGGGTAGCAGTACCGTGGTTGCTCCTGTTGTCAATGTCAACAATGATAACACCGAGGTACGCCAGTCCCTCGATGGTGTCAATGCAGCCGTCAGCCGTCTGACACAGACTCTTGACGATGGCATTGAGGTCGAGGTTCCGATATCTGGTCGTAGAGGTCTGCACCGCAGACTGCAGGATTATCAGCGCATTTTAAACAATAAGTAGCCTATGATTACATGTATTATCAATGGCCATCGGGCATACCCGATATCCACATCATCCATCAAGGTGACATACGCCAACCAGTATGTCACCGATGATGGTGAGTACACCTATGACATCACATTCCCCATGGACATCTTGGCCAACCGGGAGATTTTCAAAAATGTCTCTCGATTCGAGGTTGCAAAAAACATCGCGAAATACGATGATTGCAAGCTATATGTTGATAGCCGCATCATCATGAGCGGTGTCGGTACCATACTATCCGTGAACCAAAATGAAGTGAAATTGCAGATAGTTGGAGGCAAGTCGCGCATCAAATTCAACGAGAAGTTGACAAAGCACTACATCGATGAGATGGACCTGGGCATCGCAGACAAACCTGGTTATACAGTTGACAAAGGCTGGTCTCAGGGATGGAAAGGTCTTCAGAAGATTAAGGACATCTATAGATTGGATGATGATAAATCGAAGTTCCTGGGAGTAGAGGGTAAATGGTGTTTTGTTCCTGTTCGGGACGAAACAAATGATATGATTGCAAATTTTGTAGGAGTAGATAAAACGAAAGTATTTATTGGCTACAATGCACCATTTATCGTAAACCCAGCAGTTCAGCCAAACCTGATGTATATCTTCCGTAAGGTAGTAGAATACGAGGGATACACTCTCAAGCGCAACGACTTCGACTGCAAGCCGTGGAACCTCCTGTATATCGCATCGGCCTACAAGACGCGAGAGCTGCGCAAGGCGCTTCCTCATTGGTCGAGCTACACCTTTATTGAGGAATTCCGGAAACTCTTCAATGCTACCATAGTTTTTGACGATATACTGAAGACGTGCTCCGTTATCAATGCTTCAGAACTGACAACAACTGATTCAATCAAGATAGAACCTATGGACGAATATACTACGGACTACGATGAAGACGGATCCTTCTCCACGTCATCTACAGCAAATCTGGAGTATAATCTGGGTGATTCTGCAAACAGAGATAACTATGAAGTTATTTCAAAAAAAGTCTTCGAGAATTTTGAAATAGTCCATAGTACAGCTACCTGGGACCCGCAAAATCAGTTCAAAGGGACAACACAGTCATGGTCTGAGAAACAAAAAAGACAGACCATCATTGAGTGTAATGGTAGTTACTACATATATGTAGAGAATGAGGACGGTTCGAAAACTTGGCAGCTGGAAGGCGTTTGGTCACCATTAATCAGGGACAGTTCTTCTGATGATTATGTTGATATTAATATATCTCCTGCAGCACAAGTTGTAGAAGATATCAATTTCAAAACAGCAATCATAGGCGAAGATAATTACTACGAGAAGCGATGCCTTCTTTCAATACCTAATGATAAGGAGCCGGACTCAAAGGAGTGCGATGTTGATGATGACGGCTACAGCTACACATCCGTGCAGGATGCGATAGACGATGAGTCTACACTCGACAAGTCCGAAGATGATCAGGAATGCATGAATATATTCTTCATTATTCCAGGAGAAGTACAAGTTGACAACAAATTTAGTTGGGTTAGAGCGAAGTCTAGGTGGCCAAAATTCAAAACCGACTACCGAATAAATAAAGAATATTGTGGTAGTACCGAAGGAGGGTTTGGTGGAAACGGAGGCGGCACATTTAAAGAAAAGTATCCTTACTCTCTGTCGATTTGTACGAAATCTACTAATGATGTTGTTACTCTAGGCTGCTTACATGATAATGGTCTAAGATTAGACAATAAAAACTGCATGGAGGCCAAGTTTAAGTCAGATGACATACCGGATCCATCCAAGATATACATCATCCGCAACAAGAAATATGTGTGCGAGAAGATAGAGATGGAAGTCAAGGACGATGCCATCGAGCCAGTTTACACGGGATATTTTTATATGCTATCATAATATATATAATAAGGTGGGGAGCAGTTAGCTCTCCACCTTATTATATTATAGGATACCCTGATAGTTCTTGATATACTCATTCGCCGTCTGTATATCCTTAGGCGTATAGATGTCTGTGATGAGTATGGATGAGTGTCTCGCCTGGTCTCTGACCGACAAGACGTCGGCATTGGCCCGCAGCATATTGGTGATGCCTGTGTCTTTCAAACTATAGAATTTGAAGCGAGGTGAGAGCTTCAGCTCCTTTCTCAGAACTCGAGTCCAGTAGTCTCTGAACATTTTCTCATTTTTTCTTTCTGGTCCGGGGCAGAACCCGTCAGAAAAGAGGTAGTCCTGCCCTGGGTGTGAGAAGATATTGAGTTCCAGCATCAGCTTGATGACATGAGTCGGCAACGTAATCACAGCATCATTGCCATTTTTAGTGTTCTCACCATGCAGAGTGAGTGTCTGAGTTTTGACATGGATATCACAGATTCTGAGATATGACATCTCTCGAGGGCGGATGAAGAGGTAGTGGATAATCTCACACGCCAGCAGATAGTGCCTGTTATGCTCCATCAGGTAATCTCTGATGAGCTGCATAGTGCAATCCGGTATGACATCTCTGCTTTTCTTTTGTCTGTTCTTGATGCGTTCCAAACCTTCTGTTGGGTTCTTGGGTATATAGCCTCGAGCCAACAGATAAGCGGAGAAACTCTTAGTCCAGGCAAGATAATTGTTGCGAGTCAATACTGTATTATTCCTGTCGATGAAAATGTAGTCCAGGAACTTGCTCACATTACTTTTGTCCCATTGATAAGAAAAATTAAGAGTTATGTTTTTTTCTTTCTTCCATTTTTCCAGGATCCGGACACGGCTGCTGTAGTCAACAAAAGTCTCATCGCGCATACTTCCCTCATTGCACATTTTGGCCAGATAAGCCTTATATTTCTCGAGCACGTCTTCCCACTTCGTATATTCCAGAGGCTGCAGAGCCTCAATCCAAGGATTCCAGCCTGCCATGAGCTTCTCTGTGAGATTCTTGATAATCTGGTCGGCATAGGCGCGCTGGTTCCGCTTGCCCTTAACATGATCGAGCATGATTTTTTTCTTCCGCATGCGGTTGATGCCTGGATCAAACGCCATGAAGGAGATATAACATTCAGATGCTTGATGAAAAACTGGTGGTTTCCAGCCAATGACACTACTAAGTACTGTGTCATTCGAATTTGGAGCATAATTTTTTTTAGCCATATCTTTAATTTTTCTCAGATACAGCCTATTATTAATAATGTATATAGGAGTGATACCGAAATTGTACCGACAATTTTGGCACCGACTGAGGCAAATCCTCAGTGTTTATGGCACATCTGCCGGCTTTTCGTCGGGATTACTGGACTCGAACCAGCGACCTCATCGTCCCGAACGACGTGCGCTA